CCTTCGTCTACTGTTAGCCCTGCATCTCCTTCTATTCTGAAATGATTAGGTGCTAACCTGTAACGTGCGTTGTGATTAAGCCACTCTTGTGTGACTTCAACGGGCTCTCCTCTTACCCAAGTCCCATTCATGCCAAGCATGCGCCTGTACATGTAAGGGCCTAGATAAGTTATAGTAGGCAAGTTGAATCACCTCAGGCCAAAATCAACATTGCAGTTACGTTTGCTCCGGGTGCACCAACTACTGTGAACTGAGCCACACCATTTGTGATGTTTTTGAGTTCTACACCAGCGTTTGCTACACTAGTAGCACCAACTACCACTGCGATGACCTGAGAAGCATCTCCTCCAACAGTCAATGTTTCGTCGTCAGCCAATACTGTAGTAAATTTACCTACTACCATTTTTAGACCTGCAACTGCATTACCATCGCTGTTTGATGCAAGGAAACCAGTTAGTGAGCCCGGATAAGAGCCACCACTGTTACCGTTCAACCAATCAGTGTTGTCCGGCAGTGTACCTGCGTAAAGGTCTAGTTCTAGGTCAGCAGCGAATACTGCACTTCCACTTGTTGTGTATGTTATTGCCATAATAATTCTCTCCTATATTTCTCCATTAAATCCTCACTTTAGGTCACGGATAGAACCTTGACCTCCGAAGAATGTTGTCCAAATTTCTCCCATTGTACGGTACAGACCTTCCTGTCCTAGTCTGTTGATTGCGAATGGGTCGCCTGTTTCGATTCCCGACTCAAAGTATTGAGTTGGTTTTGCTGTACTGAAGTACAAGTAATCAGTATCTAGCATGTAGATTCTGCTAATACCGTCAGTTTCAGCAGTTACGTCCTTAGATGGGATGATTGGTACACCGTTGTAGGTTGCGACAATAAATCCTGCCTCAACACCCGGTACACCCTTTACACCGTTGTAAGAAGGTACTACTCTCTTTTCTTCCATGAACCTCTGCTGAGCCTGCAATAGTTGCTGGATTCTCATTAGAGTGTCATATCCTGTTAGCATAACCTTAGGGTTACCACCACGAATCCAAATCTTTTGGAACATTTCGTCAAGATGGTCTAAGGATAATACCGAGTTACCCGAACGGACATTGCTTGCTGTGTTAGCCAATACTACTTCTGCATCAGACCAAGTGTTTGCACTTCGGTCGATGCTGTAAATATCTAGGTCAGAAGCAGTTCCTGCGTGAGCCACTGGAGGGCTTGCAGTTGAACTTCCGCTTACGTCCATTGCAGCAGCACTTGCAGTTACTCTGTCAAGTGACTCAAAGTCGTTACCTGCTGGTGTGTCTACGTCTTGTAGTAGCATTTGGTTGATGTGCTCAGCGTGGTGCTTACCCATTTCTTCCTTTAGGACAGAGCGAATGTCGCCTAGTCCGTCATCCTTGTCATTCAAAAAGATTGCAACCTCAGACATATCGAAAGAGTGTGCGATTGTCTTTGGCTTTGCTGCAACATTTTGGAATGTAGGCTTGGTGGTTTCAGGTAGTGTACCGTTCTCTGCAATTCCGCCGCCCTTTGCTGTAGAAGGTTTTGCGGTTACAACTCTCCAACCACTGCGGTCCCAAGGCTTCTTTGGTAGAATGGAGAATGCGTTGAATTCTTGGTTCAACTGACTCCAAACTTTGCGTCCGTAGATTGCTTGGTAAGTACCAGCGGTTGTGCTCAATAGTGGAGCGTCTGCCTTCAATAGTTCGCTACCAGTGTAAGAGTAACCCATTGAGTTACCTGCACCATAGTAGTAGCGCTCCATGTCGTTAACTGTTCTCATGTAATTTCTTGCCATACTTCATTCCTCCATTCAGTTGTTCCAAACACTCCCTGCTAGGTTGTGAACATCGTCCCAAGACATGTTACCTAGTTGTTCAGTAGATGGAATCTCCACTGAGGAAACAGATTTGCGTAGTTCAGTACCTTCTGCTGTTGCAGAGGCGCTGATGTTGTCAATGCGGCTGCTTAGGTCACTAAGAGCCTTCTCGATGTTAGCAAGTGGAGTTCGTGCGTCGAATGAAGCAGCCTCTCGTGCGTTTGCTTCTTCGCTCAATTCCTTTGCTAGTCTGTCTGCGAAGACGTTACCAAGGTTACCCTTGAACTGCTCTTCTAGTGCAGCAGCCTTGTAAACTTCGTAAGCAGCCTCTAGGTCAGAAGCGCTAACTGCTTCAGGATGTAGGTATCCCTTTGCAACTTCGCCACTGCCGCCGCTGTTAAGTTTTCCGATAGCATTAGTAGATGGTGAACCACCTTCTTGTGCACGGCCCTTTACTTGACCTGCGAAGTAGTCTGCTCCATCGCCAATTTGCTCAGGGGTACTACCGAGGTTAGCCTTGCTGATGTTGTCAAAGTGGTTACGTGCACCTGCAATGTCTACTCCCTGAGATTTCAGAGTGTTCTCCATCCAGTCCAAGTACTCACTTGTGATTACATCAGAGTATTCGCCCTTAGCCATATCATGTCCGTAAGCCGCCTCTTTGTCATCACCGTCGTTAGCCATCTTTTCACCTTTGTCTTCTTCTTTGTCTTTGTCTTTCTTCTTGCCCTCGATGTGGTCTTTTAGGCCTTCAGGGATTTCTCCCTTTTCCATAGCATCTAGTCTGCCATTTAGCCTGTCCAACACCGTAGACAATTCGCCCAACACGTTATCTTCGTTCATTGTTGTATCCTCCTTCAATATACGGAATGTCGCCTCCGGGTTAATACCTTTTTCACAGATGGTAACTTCGTGAAGTTCCAGTTTGGAGATTTCTGTGTAGTCACCATGTTGTTGGTCACTCTTTCGCATTCGCTTGAATGCTTGTCCTCCAATACTGAAACCTCTCAAGGCTCCCTTGCGAATTTGATTGGCAACTTCTCTTGCCTTCTCGATGTCATCTCTTAGTTTGATAACGACGAACATACCAGCGTCATCGACACCGGACTTCCATACACGACCTTCAGAGTCTGTGTAAGTAGGAATTACTTCTCCAACTTGTATGTTAGAGTGTGCAAGTTGCACATTTCGGTAACCGTCAGCCTTCATGAAATCGCCAAATGCGTTCTTCAAAGCCCCTCGTGTAATCAAATCTCCTTGCTTGTCTACCATCTCTACGGATGCGTATCCAGCGATTACGAGGTCATTGTCAGCCTTTACAATACTAATAGTTCCACTGTGGTGAACAGGGGAAGTTCTTAGCGCTGCATTGGCTGCCATTGATTCTATAGACATTATTCATACTATTTAATCAAGTACGTAGGATGGCCTTGTCTTCTGTAATGTCTAATTCTCCACCTTCGACAGGTACAACAAGATGCTCGGTATCCTCTTCGTCATCCGTTTCAGGCTCTATTGTTGAATCTTCTCCGGGTCGCTTTCTGTTGTCAAAGTCAGGCATTGTCTTCTCGTCGTGGAGATTGGTCGGACCCATAGGCGACTCTATAGGGGTAGCATAGCCAATACCTAGTCCCATAGTGCCGGTGCTAGACTGACCTACTGCACCTACACCGCTTTTCATAAACTTGTCAAGCAACATCAATCCCTTGACCAATACCTTTTGTTTCTGTTTCTTTTTCCACCACTGTGCGCCCTCTACTTTCTTAGGCTGTATCAGTGGCTTACCGTCTCCTTGACTTTCATGAACTTCTTCCTTTACTTCTAGGTCAGCCTTGAGTATAGCACCAGCAATAGGACTCCAGTATGGTCGCTGGCTTTCAGACAGTCGAATCAGATAACCGTTAGAAGCCAACGGACTGTGCACTGTCCAAACACCTGCTGATTCTGTAGCCTTGTAAACAACATCACCTTGTGGCATGACTACACGGATACCACTCTTAGCCCTGTGAACTTCACAAAGCCATTGCTCATCCTGTGATTTGGCTAGCATACCTAGTGTTTCTTGACTGACTAGTCCTTCACCTTCGGCCTCGCTCTCTATTTCAGAGCCGGTCAAAGTGTAAACGACATTGTCATCTGCTGACTCTACCTTGCTTACATTTGCTACATTGACTCTGACGTGGTCACCTTCGTTGTACTTTTCAGGACTATTGAAGGCTGCTCCTACATCCATGTAGGTTTCACCATCAGATTCTACTGCACGGCTACCTATCTTGTCATCTTGTGTGATTGGACCGGTTCCTAACCTGTATGTGTAAGGGCCGTTACCTCTGCGCTCTAGTACTCTCAACACCACATCTCTGCCCGGTCTAAGCATAACCCACTTCGGATGTCGCATTTCACCAGCCATGTAAACAGAGTTAGCGTCCCTCAGCAATACATTCTCATGTTCCTTTTGCAAATCTTCTACAACTGCTTTCAAACCGGTATCGTCTGATAACCTAGTATCGCTTGCACTTGGAACGTGTATGTTTTCTACTCCTTCCATGCCACCTCTAAGAATCTTGATACGGTCATTGAGTACAACATCATGTACTTCTTTTTCAGCGAACTCTATGACATCAAAGATGTAGTAGCCGTCTTCTAATTTGATAACGTCAGCGTTAAAGTCTTCGTCAGTTACTTGCTTGAAGTTCTCTTTGTCCTCGTCAGACAAATCGAAAGTCTTGGAAGAAACCTCGTCATCTTTCTTTTCTACAAAGCCTCTCTCGCCTTCGGGCATATGAGAAACTATCCAGTCGCCTGTAAATCCACGCAGGTGCTCTAGGTCTTCAATATCGAATATGCGATGCATCGGTTGTAACAATGGTACTTTAGTGCCTAACTCTTTGCGGATTATATCAGGATTAGTCAAGTCGGCTAGTCCAATTTCACTCTTAGTAGTAGAATGAATATCTTGGTTTCTACTAATGCCAATATCGTTTTGTTTGGTTTGAGCAGAGAACCTAGAAGGTTGGTTTAACATTGCTCTTGCTTCTTGGTGGTCAGGGTGCCTTAGCATCTCTAACCAGTTAGAAGGAGAAACTGCCTCCCAAAAAGACTCTAGTGGCTGTACTAATTTGTGAGGATTGTTTTCAGGATTCACTAACCTAACTGTGAGTTTTCCTTTTGGACTTATTGAGAAATCAAAGTTAGGATTGAACGTATCACCGTACTCATGACGGAAGCCCGGTGAGTCGTACAGACTGAATACAGAATGCGAATTAGGTCCGAATCTATCTACAGGTACATCGAACATACCCCTTTCGGTTACAGTGGTATCAGGTGTTTCTATTTCGGGCATACCTACCATAATAGAATCCAATATCTGCTTGGCTCTAAACATCTGACTTGGGTTTTTCACAGAAGACTTACCACCGGACGTTGATGGTTTAGTAGTATACTCATCTTCTGCAATACTACCCTTCCTTCTCAAAGTACTCTCAGGTCCTATATCTCTGTCATCAGAATTGTTAGCGAGATGTAATTTTACACCATACTTCTCAGGAGATTTACCGAGTGTTCGC